CCCAGATGGGGTAGAAGTGTAGACCGATTGCGTTTGAACTAGGAACAACTGCACCAGAGATGATGTTGTTACCATACATGAGTGAACCAGCAACTGGTTCACGGATACCGTCAATATCGACGGGAGGTGCTGCAATGAATGCAACGATGAAACATACTGTTGCTGCCAACAGAGTTGGGATCATCAGTACACCGAACCAACCAACATACAAACGGTTGTTAGTTGAAGTCACCCATTCACAGAAATTCTGCCATGGGGATGTTTGTTGCCTTGTAAGTGTTGTAGCCATTGTCTTGAAAAGGGTTATGTATGAGTGCGGGGAACACTGGTTATACTATTCCAACTCTACCCTCCAGAGTTGGTATGAAAGACGTGTTTAGACACCCTATAGGTCTTGGTTTGAGGGGTGTTACGAACAGTTAAGAAATGTGTTGGTTCCATAACCTGTCGATGTATTTATAATAACCCATCTGACTTCATCCGTCAACCCCTTTTCTGGAACCACTTGACGGACTGTCCATTTCCACATAGACTAGGCTTGTCCCGGTTGATAGTTAAATTATACCTTAATAAGTAAATTCTCCTATGTAATCTAATACTTTATTCAGATATTCATCAGCAAGAACTTTTTTTGATGATAGTTCTTTTCTATCTTTGAGTTCATTCTTGAGATTGTAAACCTTTGACAGCATTTCATATCGAGTCAAGTTACCATGTGGCATAATTAAATATTCGGTTTAACCTGTCTATCTATAAACGATCTTCTCTTCTCCCAAGTATCTTTATCACCATAAATATGACCTTTAATATGAGAAGGATTAATACATCTAGGATCTTCTGCCATTCCGCAGACTAGATTCGATAGTGTTTCTGGGTCTCCTTTTTTACCCGTTGACCAGTAGTGTACTCCTTCTATCCACGTGGCCTGGCAACGAGGACATTTCTTCGTATCCATTTTATGTTTATAGTGATACCGTAATAGATATTTAATATAATACAACGTTCTCATAAAATTCTCAGTTTCTAAATACACATATAATATGACAAAAGATAGTGAAAAAGTATTTCTTTATCTTTGGTATGTTCTTGATGACGGCACCAGCTAATGCCGATCTTACTCATAAAATTTCTTCTTCAGTTCAGCTCCAAGTCGATAGTGCGGCTTCTCAATCTCAGAGAATCGGTTCTCAATATTCTGTATCCGGGACTAACGTTACTCTGGATACTGCTGGTGGCTTGGGCGCTCTCACAGCAGGTTCTGCAGTGGGATATACAGCAGGTGACTATAGCATCACAACTGCAGGATCACCATTCTCCTTCACCGAAGCATTCCTTGAAGGTGATGCAACTCCAACGGCAACTACAATTACGGCAGGAGTTGCTCCGTCTCTTCCCATGCTTGGAAATACCACAACCACAGCTGGTGGTGTTGCTGGCTCTTTGGCTGGTACTATTACTTCGGCAGGAGTCGTATCGTTAACGGCAGGTGGTGCTGGAACAAGTGCTACAGGACAGTACATTTCTGAAGTCACTATGCGGTAATAGTCATGAAGAAAGTAATCTTTATTGGATTGTTTCTTGGTATCATTCAGGGACTGTCTCAACCTGTTAAGGCAGTTCCAGTAGTACCAAACTTTACTCAAGGAAGTATGACAAGCCGTACTGAGACCACGAGTATTGTTCAAGAAACAATTAACTCAATGGATTACAACACAGGATATCAATACACTGCTACTGGGTCAGGTATTAACGCATCAGGTAATTTATCACCTGGCACAACATCAAATATAGTAACAATTGAAGGGGTGACTTCATCATGGACGGGAGTAGGATCAAGACCATCATTTGCGCTATCGACTCCGGGTGGGGCGTTTCAGTTCACAGAAACTTATCGCGGTCCTGGTTTAAGCAATCAAACAATTATTCAAAGAACTACGGAAATAGAAAGCGTCACCGACACAACCTCAATTTTTACGCAATAATTAGTCTAGTATCTGCTAGTCTGGTATCTCCAACGGCAGCATTAGCAAATAGTGTTGGTGGTGTTTCTGCAACTGCATCACCTGTTGCCAATTCTTCTGGTAGTGTTACCAACCAAGCCATTCAAGTTTTACAAGGACCTTACATTACAAATACCTATGGTGGAGGTATATCATGTCAAGGACCTACTCTTAATATCACACCGTTCGTAACTGGTTCTGCATCAGCAGCTAAACCTTATGAACCATTTTATAATGACCCGGTATATGATATGAGAGATTTAAACGATGACGGGTCTCTAGATAACCCAGGAAGTATCTTGTATACGATTCCTACTAGAACTGGTCAGAAAGATAATTACAACCTCTCTCTAGGGTTCTCAGCAACCCTATCACAACCATTAGATAGAAAGTTACAACAACAATGCAAAGAAGCTGCAGCTGCAAATATTAATCTAATGAACCAAGCCGCAGCCAATAAAAGATTAGACTTTGAGATTGCAAGACTTAAGAACTGTGGTGAGTTAATGAAGGCTGGTATATACTTCCATCCTCAAAGTGAATACGCAAAGATATGTTCGGATGTTATCGTGACTAATCCTGGTGGAGTCATACCACAACATAGACATAGTATTCCAGCATCAACTAAAGCTGAAGACCTTGGTGGGTCAATTGAAGGTTAGCCATTCACTTTAATTTGTCCATTATTTTGCCAAATCCAACCAGTACAGATATACTTTAGTCCTTCTGTAGGTGGGTGACCCATATGAGCAAATGTCCATGTTGATGGAAATAGTATTAACTTACCAGTCTCTGGTTGTATATGAGTTCCATCATAAAATTGTGTAGTTCCACCTATAGTGGTGTTGAGATACCAAAGAAAAGTAATTATTCTATAAACACAATCTCCATTTGGATTTACATTTGATAAGAAATCATGATGCCACTGATATCCAACCTCACCTGGTTCTGTTCTTTGTATTTGATATCCCGTATCGTATGATACAACATTAGAACCGGGAATTTTGTCTAAGTAATTATTTTTAATATATGGTTCTGTATATTTGAGAAGGGCTTCGTAAAATACTTTATCCTCATCTTCCCAATTGGGATCTCCATAAAAACATAAATCAATGGTCCTCTTCACATCTGGGTTAATACCACCAACAGTTTTACCAGGTTGTTTATTCTCATCATTGTCAAATTTCTCTATCACATGCTTACAAAAATCTTCATCTAATGCATTATGATGTTCTTCAAAAAAATCCATAATTTTATTTTGGTTTTACGATAGATCTTAATTGTCGTATGGCTTCGGTTCTTTCTCGTTGAAGTTCTCTACGTTCTCGTAATGATAGAATCTGAGTTTCTTTACCCTTCATCTGTGCAATCTTTTTCATTACTTTTTTGATGGTAGGTTTAACTACCTTCAGTAATATATCTGCAAGGGGTTTTGCTATAAGTGCTGACGTTGTTGCAATGACTGCAATACTACCAACAGAAGCAACTTGACCACCACTAGGAAGACCAGCAATAATTTGCTGAGGTATACCTACTGACTCTTTAATTTGAACACATTCATTACCTATTAATTTATACTCAATAATTTGTTCTTTATAACCATTGACGTATGACCCTACAGGTTCTTTTACGTTCTGTGTTGGTGTTGGACACTCAGTTTCAACTGGAGGGATATTAGGTTGAGTTGGTAATGTTGGAGGTATTATATCTGTTTTAGGTCCTTCTGATTTTGGAATTTGTGGAACCGGGGTTGGTATCATCCTGTTCGGTTCAAACTGAATAGGATTAAAACTAGGGACGCCAGAATTGCAAAACGTAAGTACTCCTCTCGGGTCATCTTGTAATAAATTATCGTTGGAATTATTCGACTCATGTGCCTCCACACACCCCGGCATATCAATAATAGGAACACCTATTACTGTTGTGACAGGAGGAACCTGAGGAATAGATACTGTCGGGGACATTAAATAATCTGGAACCCTAGGTATATCTAAACTTCTTATATTGATCTCCCCAATTTCCATCAGAAGGGTAATACTCCTCCTGTAGATGTTGGAGTTGAAGGAATGACACCACCAGTTGCACTAGGAAGTTCTGGCATTGCACCATCAATCATACCAGGAAGTGCCCCGGTAATTGCCTCAGCTGCAGCTGCAGCAACTTGTCCCTTTACATTTTCAATAATAGAATCTTTATTGAGATACACCGCAGCACCTCCTCCCACAATACCTGCAGTTCCTACAAAGGATAGTACTGCCAGAATGTTAATTACTTTTTGCATTTTAATTCTTACCTTTTGTTATAGGCCATGTTATATGTAGACCATAACAAAGTAACGTTATAAATCCAAATACGAAAAATCCACTTGCCATTTTAATCCTTAATAATACTACAAGTTAGTTCACATGTCTCCCAATCAAACTCAGAGTCTGGAATGAAAGGTGTAGAACCACGGATACCATTTCTACACCATCGTGCCGTTTGCCCTACGGATTTCTCGGAGTGCTTCGAGATCCATGTTCTTTGTTCCGCCTGCGTAGGGTAATGCATAACCCTCGGCAATCATTTGTTCATTGAGGGACAGTAATTCATCCCCGCAATAAAGCCAACCGAGAAGACGCCCATATTTCCCAGTGCCACCAACAAGTTCAGTCCTAACAGACAACTCATCATCACCATCGATGGCCCCTTCCAGTTTCTCTTTAAGCCAGTTGGTTGCTTCGATTCCAAGAGCTTTCTCCTCTAAATTCTTCGTCCTTTTCTCCGGTGTATCGACACCCGCTATCCTTACTCGTTCTTTTTTATATAAGTCAAATCCTAAATCCAGAATAAAATCCGCAGTGTCCCCATCAATTATTTTTACAACCTCTACAACTCTAAAATTGTAACAACTTTTCCTACTCGGCGGAACCATGGCGCCCATCTTCTAACTCCGTATATGTTATCTTTAATATGTATATAACATAACCCAACGCAAGTCCAACAGCAAGTATCACAGATATAATCACTGACCATACAGGATCAGTAACATTCTCAAGAGGATGTAATACTAAGTTCATTTCTCAAATGGTGCCCAGTGTTGCCAATTGTATTTGTGGACTGCCCACATTCCTAGTACAGGAACAACGATCAATATAAAACTTAAACTACCAACACCCCATGGATTATTGAGTGTGGCAGAAGCAAAGTGTGCTGCCTTGAGTGCTACATTATTCATACACATTCTCCCCAAATTTCCCAGTTGTCTCTGAAATAAAAATCAATTGAAGTCAAACTTCCTACAGGATGTTCTTCCTCGGTCTCCGCCCATCTTGTACAGAACCTAGTAATGTCAGGTGAAGTTCTCACTCTATTGACACCATACATTCTAGAGAATGAACTCATTGCAAAATCAAATCTTGTCTTGAAATTATTATCCATGACTTAGTTTCTCCTCATATTTTTTTACGATAGTCATTACTTGTTTCCTATCAGTTCCACATGGAGCATTCTTTAAACAAAGTAAAATCAATTGTTCTTCAGTGATTGTTGGTTTAATAGTAAACCCCCACTTGTCAAGCTCACCTTCAACAGGTGCTTCACAAGGGTCGAATTCATGTGCCATATTAATCTACGTGAATGTGACCAATCATACCAGCACCTTGATGGGGACCACAAAAGAAATCATAATCTCCTGCATCGGCAAACAAGATGTCTTGTGATTCACCTAGGGTAAACATCAGTGACTCTCTAGAAAGATCTGCACGACCTTCTACGATAATATTATGTGGTGGCAACATTCCATTTACAAAATGAAGTGTTTCGCCAGCAGTAATACTAATATTATCTGGATTGAATACAAGATTTCCATTGGAACCCATGGTGACATCTACAGCATATGCCATCTTCGGTAAGAAGAAAACCATTGCCGCTACAGTAGCAAGAATTATTAAACGGATAAACTTCATCGTAGTTTAATCAACTACTCTAGTTATACACGACACCGTTTTTATGTCAATAGATTGTTATGGGTTCCTAATATAATTTTTTACTTTGGATCTATTGTAGATTTGACAGGAGGTTCATCAGTTTTGATGACTATTGGTGCCTGTTCTAATCTAATTGTTTGTGATGGTGCAGTCCTTCCTGCCGCCTCAATTAGTCTCTCAACATCTGCTTTTGAGATACCATTATTACCCCCACCGTTTTCTGTTGCCTTCTTAGCAGCCTGCACACCAAAAGTTGCTAGTACTCCAGTAAAGACTGATGCAATAAATGTTGGGTCTAGTTTCTGTTCGGGGATTCCAAGTGCTGGGGGTAACTGAATGTACGCCAGTGTGAGTATTCCGCCAGACCAAACAAGAATGCCAAGCCTAACAAAAGTAGACAAAATTTCAAGCTGTTCTTGTTTATCATCTGTTGCTTCCTTTATCCTACCTAGAAATCCTTTTTTCTTTACCTGTTCTTCGGGTTTCTTTTCCACAGGACACCTAGATCACTCAAAATATTTATAAAAAAAGAGGGCTAATTTAAGCCCCCTGATAAACTGGTGTCATTATACCTTTGTCTGGTCCATCGTCATCATCTCCAGGTGTTGTAATGATATAGACTATGACGAATGCAACCATTAATCCTAGGTATACATTCACCATACGCCTGGGATAATCTGCCCTGTCAATGCGTATGCGCCAATGGCTGCAACGACACCAAGCATTGCTGCCCAACCATTAATACGTTCTGCGTTTTGATTCATTTGTTTTCTCCTATTTGTGTTTTGTTTTTAATTGTAATTGTTCCGTAATCTTTTAGATATTCGATTTGAAACTCTAACTCATCATCATGTCCCCAACAAAGTTCTTCGTATAGGGTATTGAGTTTTTCCATGTCTTCGTAGAGTTGATTAGGATTCCCCACTTTCATCTCCACTCTGTGTCATCATTGCAGCACCAACAAATGCTACTAGACAGATGCCGATAGTTACTAGTGCCATTAGTAAAGTTCCTCCTCTTTATCTGACTGTACTACACAATCAGATGTTGGATATGATACACAAAGAAGTGCAAACCCTGCTTCTATTTGATCATCATCAAGGAATGATTGATCACTTTGATCGACTGTACCTGATACAATCTTACCAGCACAGGATGAACATGCACCAGCACGACAGGAATAGTTTAAATCAATTCCTTGTTCTTCAGCAGCATCAAGGATATATTGATCTGATTCAACTTGTATTGTCGATTCAGAACCATCGGGTTGTTGGATAGTAATCGAATAAGACGCCATTGAAGTAAACTCTCTGAGTATATCTATCTATTGTATAGAATGTTCTAACATATGTCAATATATGTCAGAATCCAAACACACCGAAGAAGAATACACTACCAGAAGTTGTGTAAGATACGACGGCAGCAACGAAACCGAGCATGGCAACACGACCATTCAGTTTCTCTGCACGTTCTGCATATGTCTCACGACCGAAACGTTGTGCGTCGGTTTCTGAGATATACATTGTTGGTTCTGTGGCATACATGTTTGTACGTCCACCGTCCTCAGTAGTAACAGTCATTGGTAGTTCCTTATGAAGTATTGTAACATTATATATGTTTCCTTCACATTTGTCAACATTTACTTGCGTCTGTATGTGCATCTTTCTGGATTGGCTTTACACCACTGAAAGACATATGCATCAGGGTCATTACTCATCTGATAATGTGCATGGTTGTGTAGTAATCCTATCGTAATGAGTAATCCAATACTGATCAGATTATAATGAGTAACTGGATGTATTATTAGTTTTATAAAATAATTTTTCATTCAGAAACTTCGGGAGGATTTGGCCAACCTGGTGGACACATAGGTACACTGTAAGGTTCACTCATAATAGACTCTGCAATTTCTTCATCAATATTTACAGGGTTTATAGCATCACTATCTCTCCATAGAGATGGCATATCCAAAAGTACTCTACCTGGTGTCTCTGCAGGGACAATACTTCGAATACAGAGTGGGGGAAGTTGATAATCCATAAAAAAAGGGATGCCGCGCATCCCTAGTATAACATCTAGATTATGTATTGTCTACATTACCGACCAAAAGGTAGCAACATAGTTAATAATACTTGTCACGTTGCCATATTGTTGATGACCATAGGAAGTAACCTATACTCTGCATTCTGAACTCTTTGTGTAAGAGTATCGATACTATCATCTGGACAAATTGGAACAACAGATTGGTCTATTATTTGTCCAGAATCTAATTCTTTTGTGACATAATGTACCGTACATCCAGTGATAACATCACCACTTTCAAGTGCTTGTCCGACAGCATCCAGTCCTTTATATTTTGGTAAAAGAGATGGATGAATATTTATCATAGGTGCAGGGAATGCATTAGGATTTTTAATAATTCTCATATACCCTGCAAGAACTATAAGATCTACTCTACATCTTTGAAACATTTCTATCATCGTGTCTTCGTCTTTAGAATTCACATAGCAATGAGGAACATCAAATTTTTCTGCCCTTTCGGCTGCACCGCAATTTTTTTTATTGTGAATCATAATCACAACTTCATCTTTATTACAGACTTTGATTATATTCTCAAAATTAGTTCCGTTACCAGAACACATGACACCTATTCTCATTTGACTTCACCAATGGCCCAGGATCTCATACCAAACGGAGTGTCTGCAATGAGTGTTTGAGTATGTTCGACTACTTCTTTTGGCACAACTAAACAGAATCCAATACCAAGATTGAATACATTCCTCATTTCTCCTTCTTCAATCTCTCCTGCTTGCTGAATCTTATTGAAGAGTTCTGGTCTCTCCCAAGCACCATAGTCAACGTCAACTGTGAGACCCCTTGGAAGGCATCGTGGAAGGTTCTCAGGGATACCACCACCTGTGATGTGTGCCATACCAAGGATAGGAACTTCGTCCAACAGATACTGGATTACACGAGCATAGATGGTAGTTGGAATCAACAGTTCTGGCATCTCCTTATAGTAAATATAATTTCTCCACAGCATGTCATTGACAAGAGTATATCCATTACTATGAAGACCACTACTCTCAATACCAATGACTACATCACCAGGTCTGATGTTACTACCATCAACAATATCATTCTTCTCTACAATACCCGTACAGAAACCAGCAAGGTCATAATCATTTTGTCTGAAATGCTCCGCTGTTTCTCCACCTAGGAGATCCATTCCAGCCATCTCACAACCAACATTAACTCCATACACAATGTCACTGACATTAGCATCAAGGGATTTAGTAGAGATATAGTCTAGAAAATATAATGGTTTAGCACCAGAACATATAACGTCATTGACGCACATAGCAACAAGGTCCTGGCCAATAGTGGTGTAATCATGAGCAATCCTACAAATATTCATTTTAGTTCCGACACCATCAGCACCAGACACTAGAACAGGTTTCTCATATCCTGATGGGACCTCCATCATTCCATTGAACCCACCAATGTTAGGTGCCATTACCTTGAGATACTCAACAAAGGATCGTCCTTTTTGAATGTCAACACCAGAAGTTTTGTAGTCCATCAGTCTCTTCCTAAACGAATGTATAATGTAATGAGGGATTGTGAGATTAGATCACAAGAATATGTGAATCCAATCTTGTCTTCCTTGTCCCAGTGTTCTCTTTGACTTTTAAGAAGTGTGGAAAACTCCTTAATTTTAGACCTCATTTCCTCTTTAGATAATTTATCCAATGATTTCACCTCTGGCAATTTGCTCACGACGTTTTAGTTTCCATACTATGTAATCCATCGTGGGGACACACATGGGGTTCCAACCAACAAAGGTTGTTGACTCTTCGCTGGGTATCTTCCAACACTCGGCATCATCATTCTCAAGGTCTAGTGACTCACGATACTCATCCTCACCAAACATAACAACTGCTCGCTCTGCTTGGTTCAAACTTCTAAAGCAATCGAAACCAAGTTTTCTAATCTCATCAGGTATGTGGTGTTTCATTCTAATACAATTTCAACTTCTTCATCAAGTTCCCAAGAGTCTTCACTCTCAAGAT